CTGTGTATCCGCATCATTTCCATCATAAAAATCATCACTTATAAAGATATGTTCGTTTAATGAGAAGATACTTCTCCCAAAGTCAATAATTTTAAAGATCTTCCCATATGTTGGAACCTTATAAATTTTCTTATTTAGTGTTGTATAGTATAAATACTCTTCTTTAGTTTCGGTCCATACAATATTATTTGTGTGAAGATCATTATGTGTAAACTTAAATAGAGTTTGAACAACTGTCAAAGCTGCTACTATCTGGAAAAGCCATGCTCCCCATCTATCTTCCCACCCTTCTGTTTCAGGTTCCGCGCCAACTTCTTCAAAATCTTCTAGCAGATTATCCATAGTTGAAGTATTTTTTTCTGTAAAAATCATCATTACTGGAAACTTATTAACTGTTAAAAATACATCACACTCATCCGAATCAGTAGATGATACTTCTGATGATTCTGACACAGTTGTTAAGTCGCTATTTAAAGATTCTAATTCACCATTTGAAGAACTTATATCAACTCCTTTTAATTCTTCAATCATATCATCCGTATCACTATCTTCTTTTGATTCAATGCAAAATTCAGGTTTAACCATAATTTCGCTCATTAGTTCTGCTTTTACTACTTCATCATCACCTTCAATCTCAATCTTCATTCTTTCAGATTCTATCCCATCCCAGAACCAACGATACATACGATAACTTTCAACTTCATCTGAAATATTATAACTATACTTATCCGCTATTGAAGTATAAGCACCATAAAAAAGATTGAAGTGAGGAGATACATCTTGTTCTTTTAACTTTCCTAAAACATAACTTGCTACTGTTTCAACATATGCTTGATTCCAAGGATCATCTAACTTTTTTTTAATCTTTTCATCGGAATACTTGTTCTGAATAAAGTAAACAGGATCCAGTAAATGAGTTACTTTCAAGTATGAATCTATGTTAATTAATTTACTCTTATATACAGTATTTAACTTACAATTCCCTTTAATGCTATTATCTTCTGTAAATTGAATACTATTAATTGTATATTCGTTATCAAATAAGATATTTGATTGATTTTTAATATTGAAAATCTGTTTCATAGGTGGTATAGTTGATTGAAGATTAGAATAGTGTTTCATTGACTGTAAAGAAGTTGATAACTCTTCTACACGGAATGTTGGATTAGGTAAAGTTACTCCCCGGAGTATAGTGATATCCATCTTTTTTTTAATCTAGATAGTAACATATGTTTAATAACGCAGATTTTTATATATTTTATAGATATATAAAAAATGGGAGATACTAAGAATGTATCATTAAAAAAGTTTGATATGAAGAAAATTCAACAGGATGCGGTATGTGTTTTTATTGGAAGAAGAAGAACAGGAAAATCCACTTTGTTAAAAGATTTACTATATCATCACCAAGATATGCCTTTAGGCACTGTGATTTCAGGCACAGAAGAATCTAACGGTTTCTACTCAAAGATGATTCCTCCTATTTTTATTCATGGCGAGTATAATCCTGCTATTATGGCGAACTTCTGCAAACGACAGAAACTTATGATGATGAAAATTATGAAAGAACAAGAACAGTTTCCAGGACAGAAGTCAAGAATAGATCCTCGTTCTTTTATGATTCTTGATGATTGTATGTATGATGATTCTTGGACACACGATAAGAATATTAAGTATCTTTTTATGAACGGTCGTTGGTTAAAAGTCTTCTTTTTAATCACTATGCAGTATCCTCTTGGTATTCAACCATCTTTAAGAACAAATGTTGATTATGTTTTTATTTTAAAAGAAGCATACACATCAAATCGTAGAAGAATCTATGATAATTACGCTTCTGCTTTCCCTTCATTTGAATTCTTCTGCCAAGTGATGGATCAGTGCACACAGAATTATGAGTGTTTAGTTATTGATAACACATCACAGAGTAATAAGCTAGAAGATTGTATATACTGGTATAAGGCTGCTTTACATGGTGATTTTCGTATTGGCGCACCAGAGTTCTGGCAACACTCCGCAAATAGAGGTGGTGAAAGAGATGAAGATTCATATGATATAACTGCTGCTAGAAGATTAAAAGGACCTCAGATTCAAGTTAACAAGAAATATTAAGTAATCATAGATGAAAATTAACTGTTCAGATTTTTTAATACTAATATCTATAGGTTTAGGATTACTACTATTTGATAGATTCTTTAGAATTAATTCAATCGTTGACTCATTTGAAAATCCTGTAAGATGTGGAGTAGATATGCCCCCATGTGCTTTTAAGAAACGGTGTGCTAACGGATTCTGTATAAGTCCATCTCAACCAGATTTATCACCGAATACTCTTCCGGTTTTTCCTTAAACATATATAGAATGGCAAGAGGTTCAAAGACACCAATCATATTAGTTCTTCTTCTACTTATTGTTATCGCATATGTTGGTTATACTTACTATATGAGTAATGAGAGTTTTAGAAATATAGACTGTGCTGGTGTAAACTGTAAAGAAGGCGAATTCTGTGAGAATAATACCTGTAAAGCACTTTCTCCTCCTATTACTAATAATTATATGTAACATCATATATATTGTAATTTATAAAATTACTTACATAGGATTTATCTTACGATCAAGTGCTAGATCACCGGTTTGATTAAACATTACATCATTTGAAACAGTTTCATTTGTTGTAGCGTTCTCATTTGTAACAGAAAACTTAATCTTTTCTGGTCTTTTAAGATTCTTATCTTTAAAAAAAGTTTCTTTCTGCTCTTCATTCTCACGCTTCTTCTTCATCAGTGTATTCAACTGTTCGTCTGCGTATTCTTGATCTTTCACTTCGGTTGCTTGGGGATCCCAGGGAAGCCATTTTCCGACTTCGGCAACATATATGTTATGAACAGGGTCTTCCTTCTGTAGTTTACGAGCATAAACCTCTGCTTCTTCATGATACCCGAAGGTGCCACGAATCTTTAGACCACGGGTAGATGTTTGAAACTTGTTTTCAACATAGAAGTCCGATTCAAGTTTCTGTTTATTTAGAGCAATATAATCGTCATACTTATCTTTTAGTTGAGATTCGTGTAACTCAGAACTATTCTTTTTTATAAATTCTTGTAGATCCGAGAAGACAGTATCAATGCGGACTTTAGAGTTACGGCATACATCCGCAGAACCACTTAAGTCTAACTTCTCAAATTCAACTGCCTTCTTTTCAAGATTAGTATTGATACTAATTACGGTTTTGGCTAGAAACTCTTCAATACTTTTTGTCTTAAACTCAAATTCGTAAGATTTTAGAAACTGATTAAAATAGTATACATCTTTATTCTTTAAAACAGTTTCAGGGCTTACAAAACTAAGTAGAGTATACTTCTGCCCTGGTATCTCCTTATCAGATGTCAAAAGAGTTACCTCCGGTTCCATTCTAACTTTAATAATAAAATAAAACCTTTAAGCAATATAGAAATGAACGTTGCGACTGAAGTTGTAAATCGCGTTGTTAAATACTTAGTTGAAGGTTTAGTAATTGCAGCGATTGCTCTATTCATCCCTAAACACTCATTACGCGTAAATGAAGTTGTGATGTTAGCGGTAACTGCCTCAGTTGTGTTTGCTCTGCTTGATTTAGTGTCACCTTCTATCGCATTTACTGCTCGTCAAGGTGCTGGATTCGGTATCGGTGCAAACTTAGTTGGCTTCCCTGGTGCTAAGTTTTAAATAAAATAAGAACTATATAGATGAAAATTAATATATATGTAGCATTTATCATAACAATACTATTTATTATGGTAAGTTTAAGAATTGTAGAATCATTTGGTTCTACTTCACCAGGAACTTTAGTTCAATTGAACTCTACACGTGCTCCTAGATTTAGATTGACCGAATAAACTCCCAACGCAGTTCTTCGCAAATTTTCTGCCATATCTTATCTTGAACATATAACTTATCTCTATTTTTCAGTAAAGGAAAACACGGTAAGTATTCATCTAATTCTAAAAGCTCACAAAACTTGTATAGAACATACGAGTATGATAAGAAGTTATTACGACCTTCTGGACAGTGTTTCTGAAAACTTGGTTGAATCTCTCTAAACATATATCGTAACTTCTCTTCAATCTCACGACTCATTACTGGAGCATTCTGTCCATTTAAACGATTGATAATATGAGGAACGTGTTCATAATACTTATTTAACTTCAACTTTTTAAGAATCTCACGAATTTTTGTCTGTTTTAAACTACGTGTATCTAAGATTCTTTCTTTCTTGAGTTCTACTAGAATCTGATCAAAAACTTCTTGAGGGATATCAGTTGATTCTTTTGCTTGAAACTGCGCTAACCACTCGTTAAAATGATTAATGCGTTTATAAGCGTAGTAAGAAACTTCACGAGGAGGATCTTTATAACTTGGTTTATCTGAGTCAATTAGAACAAATTCTTGATAACCACACGTCATACATGTGAAAACTGCTTCATTTAGTGAAAAAACCATCTCTTCTTCACACTGATCACACTCACCATACGTATCATCTAAAACGTTTCCTGAAGAACGAACATTTTCAGGATGAACTTTTTTCAGATACTCTTCTAATAATTTATCACGACTTAGATGATTCGTTGGTTTTATATCACTTTTTTTAGGAGTATCATCTTCTATACTTTCAGAGGCTTTATCTAAAACATCTAAAATACTTCCAGGTTTTCTTCTACCATTCTGTTTTATAGGTAAATCACCATTCTGTATTTTTTCTTGCATATCATAATACTTATATAGAATATCTCCAGTTTCTAAATAATAGTCTAAGAACTCATTCTTATTTTTCCTCTGATTAATTTCAGTATTAAGATTTTTATACTTTGTTTCAAGTTGATCCAATAAAGCAGGATTATCGATTGATGTCTCCTTAAGCATTCCTAAAACATTCTTCTTCTCACCTTCTAAATATTCTAAACTATTCTCGTTATCGTACATTTTTTTTACTTGAATACTATGGAGGGTATCTAATGTTGTTCGTGCTTCAGGATTACTTCGTTTTGTAGATCTTATATTAAAAAATGGATTGGTCAAAGACATTAATAGAGATAATTTTTTAAGGTTTAGACCGATTTATTAATAAACTTCTTTTCGTTTATTATAAATATCATTCTCTCCGGCAAAAAGAGTTTTTCCAAATTTTTTTTCTAAATCAAGGGTATAAGAAATGACAGGTGGTGGTTTAATGCAGCTCGTTGCCTATGGCGCGCAAGACGTTTACCTCACTGGTAACCCTCAGATTACTTTCTTCAAGCAGGTTTATCGCCGCCACACTAACTTCGCCATGGAGTCTATTGAGAACCCTTTCAACGGTTCCCCTGGCTTTGGCAAGCGTGTGACCTGCACCATTCAGCGCAATGGTGACTTAATCCACCGCATCTACCTCCAGGCCACCTTACCCAAGGTGACTCTGCTCGCCTCTGACGGCTCTGGTGCCCAGTTCCGCTGGCTCAACTGGGTCGGTCACAACTTAGTGAAGTCCGTTGAGCTCGAAATCGGTGGTCAACGCATTGACAAGCACTATGGTGTCTGGCTCCACATCTGGAATGAGCTGACTCAGGAGGCCGGCAAACAGGCTGGTTACGCCAAGATGGTTGGTAACGTGCCCGTGCTGACCAACTTACTGGTTCAGGGTGGCGAGCCTTGCGACGATGATTGCGCTGGTGGTGAGCCCAACACCTCTAACGAGGTCGGCAACTGCGCCCCTGACTATACTCTCTACATTCCTCTCCAGTTCTGGTTCTGCCGCAACCCTGGCCTGGCTCTCCCTCTGATCGCTCTCCAATACCACGAGGTGCGCATCAATCTGGAGTTTAACGACATTCGCAACTTATGCTGGGAGATTACCCCCCAGTTAGGCAACTTACACACCATTCGCGATCGTGTGTCCAACGCCAACTTACAGGCCGCCTCTCTGTATGTTGACTACATCTACCTGGACACTGATGAGCGTCGCAAGTTCGCCCAGGTTTCTCACGAATACCTCATCGAGACCCTCCAGTTCACTGGCGCTGAATCCATCACCAGCTCCAGCAACAAGCTCAAGCTGAACTTCAATCACCCTTGCAAGGAACTCATCTGGGTTGTCCAGCGCGACTCCTATGTGTCGTGCGATGACACCGTTGTTAACCCTTGGAAGGGACAGCAGCCTTTCAACTTCTCCGATTGGTGGGACAGATCCGTATTAGAGTCTGGTTACTCCGTCACTCGCGTTGAGGGCATGGCTGGTCGCAACCCTGTCGTGACTGCGCTCTTACAGCTCAACGGCCACGATCGCTTCCAAGTCCGCGAAGGCCGCTACTTCAACGAGGTGCAGCCTTTCCAGCACCACACCAACATCCCTGCGGTTGGTATCAACGTCTACTCGTTCGCTCTCCAGCCCGAGCAGCACCAGCCCAGCGGCACATGCAACTTATCGCGCATTGATAACACCACACTCTTACTCACGGTGTCTAACAATGCGGTCGGCGTTGCGACCAGCTCGCAGGTCTATGTGTTCGCGACCAACTACAATGTATTAAGAGTGATGTCAGGAATGGGCGGTTTAAGTTATTCCAACTAAACAATTTTATGATACTAATACATCATAAAAAGTTGAATAATTTTGGCTGCCAATAGTAATTCAAAAAAAGAATTGCTAGTTTAATAACACTTGATATTTTGCTGGAAAATATCTTGAAGCAACACTGTCAAATTGCGGGAAACTCCTGTCAATTCATAACTACCGCTCTGGGGTCGAAAGATCTGCCCAGTTGCACCAAGGGGAAAACTCGTGGGTATGGTAAGAAGGTTATGACTAAGGACAATCCGCAGCCAAGTTCTAAGGTTGAAAAACTACGAATGCTGTTCAGAGACTTAATGTCAGTGGTCTAGTATGAAAATACTGGAATAAGATAAAGTCCGTCCCCATAGAGATGTGGATTACCAGAGGAATCAAATATGCTTGTTATTGTGTATTTGAGGAGAGCTGGTAGAGTTCTTAGAGCACTGAGAACGGAAGGCATGCTCGCCTACTCCAACTAAGCACTTTGTTTGTGTTTGGTTATATATAAAAAAATAAAAATACAAAATAAATAAAAAATTAAAAAATAATTAACCCGGTTGGGCGTAAGTCTAAAGGTTAATTGTGAGGTTCTATTAGAATGTCGCAACTAATCAAGTGTTCTCATTGTTCAAAAACATATGAACCTTATAAAACAAGTAAAGGAAACGATTCTAAACTTTGTCCTAGTTGTAGAGAAACACAACAAAAAGCAGAAGCAAGACGTCAACCTAGAATAAGAAACTATCGAGCAGAGGCAAAACGTAATCTTGAAAATGTTTGGAAATCATTTCTTTCAAAGTCAGTTGAAAAAAGAGAGAAAGAATGCACTTTAACGAAAGAACAATATTTTGAATTAATTCAAAAATCTTGTTCTTACTGTAATTATTACAATGAAGAAGAGATTAATGGAATTGATAGAATTGATAATGCTAAAGGTTATATTTTAGAAAATTGTATCCCTTGTTGTAAGCATTGTAATCGTATGAAACATATAGTACATAGAGTATTCTTTATTGAAAAAGCAAAAATTACTACAAAATTTCAAGAAACTAATTTAGAAAATAAAGATTTCTAAAATATATGGAAAATATATGTGCATAAAATTCCTGTTCATTATATTTATCTAAAACGTATGACAGAAGAAAGGAGAAATTTAGAATTTACTTTAACAAAAGAAGAATATGAAGATTTAATCTATAAACCATGTTACTTGTGCGGATTTAAAAATATTGTAGGAAATGGTTTAGATAGACAAGATACTTCTAAAGGATATAGCATTGATAATGTTCTCCCTTGTTGTTCTACATGTAATATGATGAAAGCATTTTATAATAAAGATTATTTCATAAAACAAATGAAGATAATTAGTGATTATAAAGAATCATATCCAATTGAATGGGATTCTATTCCTTGTTATGGATTTCATATGGGAGCTGCAAAATCTCAAGAAGTAAAAGAGACTAAGGAAAAACAATGGAGATCAGTAAGTATCTATAAAGCAGTAAAATCAGATTGTTTAGAAGAATTTAAAAATAAAACTCTTGAAACAACTAAATGGAGTGAAGAAGATTATAAGAATTCTACCAAAGAATTATTTGAGAAAGTAAAAGTATCTAAGTTAGAAGATGTTGAAAATGATTTGAAGAAATTAGTAGCTGAGATTCATTATTTACGACTAAAGAATAAATAATATTCTATTACAATAGAAATGAACAATAAAACAAGAAAATCAAAATGCTTAAAAAAGATACCACGTGAAAATCCTTTAACAAAAGGAAAAATGACACGCAGAAATATTAAAAACTTTATGAAGGGGTGTATGGGCATATAAAAGATTTAAAATACTCATAAAGTAGAGATGAATCTACTAAAGCTTTTTACTTGTGGTCTTTTAGCAACGGTATCATCTTTTACTAATGTTAGTATTACTTCAAGCTCATCTATAACTGGATCCCCAAGTGTATCACAAACCGGATCTCCGAGTCCATCTTCGACTAGAAGTTATTTAGTAACATCTACACGTTTAGGCACATTTCCATCATTTCCTTATACAAGATCTACATCTTCTACATCTTCAAAATCAGTTAGTCGCACACCAAGTCGCACACCAATTTGGACACCAAGTCGCACTAAAAGTCGGTCACCAAGTCGGACAAAATCGCGCAGTAGCATACGTGGTAAATCATTAACTCCTTCACCAACTAAATCAAAATCAAAATCAAAAGCTAAATATCGTAAACTCTACTCTTTTTTTAGATAAACAACAGTTATTCATTGATAAAAGATACTTTCATATAGATATCATTATATGAAAGCACCTTCGGTGGGGATCGAACCCACGACCACCCGATTAGAAGTCGGGTATTCTATCCAACTGAACTACGAAGGCCTTTGAGGAGTTATTATCCTACTAAGTATACTCTATACGTATTTAAGTGTTCTTCATCGCTTTTAAAGTAGTTTTTTTGTGGTGATTAATACGATTAATCTTATTTTTTAATACGCTATGATTTGTCATATAAGTAGGAAGTTCATTCCTATTTTTTTTATTTACTTGAACCGGCTTTCTATATTCTCGAGCGTTTTCTTCAATATTAAGATTTTTTACATTTACACTATTTTTAAAAGTGACATGCCTATTATTATTCTTTTTTGAACGTTTAGAAGGTGATACTTTATTATTTGACTTTCTCTTATGAGATTTTTTATTATTATTCATAGATAAACACTCTATTATTACAAGCAAATTTAATCACAACCAGAACCAATTCATTACAAGAAGATTTAAACAAATAATATTATTTAAACCCACTAGCACAACACACCACCAGAGGGGCTCGAACCCTCGACTTTCGGCTTAAAAGGCCGACACTCTAACCAACTGAGTTATGGCGGTAAATGATAGTTTTATAAAGAAAAACTACCAAAAACTTGATTCCGATACCGGGAGTCGAACCCGGGTCAAAGCCTTGAAAGGGCTCTATGCTAAACCGCTACACCATATCGGATTATGCAAGGAGTGGGACTCGAACCCACGAACATCGCTGTAGCAGATCTTAAGCCTGCCGCCTTAACCATCTCGGCCATCCTTGCTGAGGCTCTCGCCTATATTATAGTAGTAAACGCACTTTAAGCTAAACTTGTTTAAATACTTTAGTGAAGTAGGGATGCAATCTAGTCAATTAACTGCTCTAGAAAATGCTAAAAGATTATTAAATGAGTGTGGATGCTTTAGAGGACCAACAGGAAGTCAAGGATCACAAGGAGCTCAAGGAGATGTTGGAAGATCACTCTTATACTATTCAGATACCATAAACTCTGATCCTAACTTAGCAAGTATTGATGCTTCTATATATGGACTCTTTATTGGAGCAGATGGTTCAATATGGACTTCAGAACCATCAACACAGATTTATACTTCTTTTACAACAAGCCAACTAAATGGAGCAGTAAGAACTATAACAAAACAGTTTGATGGGAAGATTCTTGTTGGAGGAGATTTTACTCTATATGGAGCTACATCTTGTAATAGAATTATTCGTTTGAACACAGATGGTTCATATGATAGCACATTTTCAATAGGCACAGGATTTAATGGAACGGTAAGAAGTATCGCAGTTCAAAATGATGGGAAGATTCTTGTTGGAGGAGATTTTACACAGTATCAAGGAGTAGCATACAACTATCTTGTTAGATTAAGTGACACTGGTTCAGTTGACGCTTCTTTTATATTAGGCACGGGTCCTGATGGTAGTATACATACTATTATCTTACAAACAGATCAGAAGATTATTATTGGTGGTGAATTTAACTACTATAATTCTAACTTTTCAAGAAAAATCGCCAGGCTAACCACAGCAGGATTTTTCGATACAAACTTTGATACAGGATTTCTTGGATTTAATAACACAGTTTATACAATCGCTCTACTTAGTGATGGTTCGATGTATGTAGGAGGTGATTTTACAGAGTATGATGGATATAGTTCACCTAAGTTAATAAAACTTACTACTGATGGTTTAATTGACGCATCTTTTAGTGTAGGATCTGGATTTAATAGTTCAGTCTACTATATTCAGATTCTTAATAGTTTAAATATTCTTGTAACAGGAAATTTTACTTCTTATAATAGTTTGCTAAATAGTAGAATAGTTGAATTAACATATACTGGTTCTGTATCACTTATCGTATACGGTTCAGGATTCAACAGTGCGGTGAGAAAAGTTGCTTTAAAAACAGATTATCTACTTGGGGGAGATTTTACAACTTATCAATCGTCAAATGTTTCATATATAACAAAACTTACATCTAATGGTTCTATCTCAACTAACTACCCGTTCCCTCCAATAAGATTTAATTCTAGTGTATTTGATATTTATGTAGAAAATTCTAGTAACTACTTAGTTGGAGGAAACTTTACTACTTATAATAGTTGTAATGTAAACTACTTAACAAGACTCGTAGAAAATCATTATGTATGGATTGATACTGGTAATAACTTATTTATAAATCCGTCTATTACACCATTCTTTACATCTACTGTTACTGGATTAGCAACTATTGGTTACATCTCTACAAGCCAATTAACATCAACTGTAACTGGAATTGGTTCTATAGGTGGAGGAGTATCTCAAACTGCTCTTAATTCTACTATAACTGGTTTAGGTTCTATAGGATACATTTCTACAACACAGTTAACATCTAGTATTGAAGGGATTATTAGTATGCCTAATAACTATATAATCCAATCATTTAGTTTTTAAGATATCTATTCGTATTTACATAATACTGGTTAGTTCTATAATTTTTTTTAATAGCATTATTTTTACTAAAATTTGTTACACTAACAGTTTTACCTCTATTCATAAACTGTATTACAAAAAAAATAACTAGTGATACAGCACCCATTATTATCATAATCCATGATAATATACGCGGGTATCCATATAATAAATTACTAAGAGTACCTGTTTTTTCAACTTCATCCATCTTATTTATTGATGAATTTATCTCAACTAAGAAATAAATACCAAATGATAATGAAAATAAACCCTGAATCAAAAATAGTATAGGAAATTTTATAGCTAATACTAATAAAACTAAACATATAATAATACTAAACATAGATGTGCTTTCAGAGGTATTAGTTAAACTATTCATTCTATACTGTTAAAATATAATTAACTATTACTCTTTAAGATATCTATTCGTATTTACATAATACTGATTAGTTCTATAATTTTTTTTAATAGCGTTATTTTTACTAAAATTTTTATTACTACTTACACTAATACTTTTACCTATATTCATAAACTGTAATACAATATAAATAAATATTGATATAATACCTAATACTAACACAGTCCATGAAAGAAAGAGTGAATATCCATATAATAA